GTGCGTGCATTCGGCGGGTCGAGCTCGAAGTTGCTCGTGACGGTCGGGGCCGTAGAAGAATCGCTCAGGCCCACCAGCCAACTGACAACTGCGTTGTTGTCGCGCATGGTGAACAGTGATTCGTGCGAGCCGTCACCCTTGTACAGGATGAACGGAACCGAGACTTCGCTCGCGTCGGCGAACCCGCCGACGTAGGTGCGATACGCGCCGGTCTCATCGAGGCAGGTGGTATCGATCTTGTCCTTGGAGCCACCGCCGATGCCGGTGATCCCGGTCGGGCATGTCAGCTTCACAGCGGCATGGGTGACGGGATCAACGAAATAGAGATGGGTGCCCTTGGTCTCAAAGGCGTTGTCAACGACGGCCATGGATGGCTCCTTGAAAAAGAAAACCCGCCATCGGCGGGTAGGGTGGGTGAAAGTGGTTGGTCCCCGGCTATCTGCCGAAGAAGTCGAATTGAAGCCCGATTCGGTAGAGCTTCGTTTCGGGTTCCTGCTCATCGAGCAGGGTCGATGTCATATGCGCAATCGGCTCGATGGCATCACGCACTGCCGTGGCAAGTGTGTCGATGTCATCTGAATTCTGGTGCCAGCAGTCGATCTGCACCGTCTGACGGTCAGTCGGCGGCAGATCGCTCAGGTTGTTTTCCGGGACGCTGGAAACGAGCGTCCATGTGATGTAAGGCAGCGTCAGCCCTTGCGGCGCGGCGCCGTGCCGGTAGATTCTGGCCGGACTCGTGCCGACGATCGCGCGAACCGAGGCAGAGGCTTTCAGCGCCGGGAAAACGGGAGGCAGCATCAGGCGCCTCCTTGCTTCATGAGTTTGGTGGCGATCCGGTCGATCGCTGCCACGAGTTCAGTCTCGACGGTTCGGATGGCTTCTGCCGCTTTCGACTGGAAGGCTGGACGAATCCACGGCTCGGCCGGCTGTTTGCTCGAGCCATACTCGAGCAGCTGCGCTGTCTTGAGCGTAGTCACTGCTTTTCCACTCACGCGCGCATAGGTCTTCCGGCGAACCCGGACGAGATAACGCTCGCCATTGCCATCGGTCGGCGGTTTGCCTCGGCTGACAATGACGTTTTTCGCCAGCAGGCCCGTCGAGATGCTTTCTTCCTTGGTCTGGTTGGAAGTAACGACCCGGAGATTGGCGATCTCGGCCTTGCGGATGACGACTGCGCCCTTTCTCAGGGCGGACTTGACCGGCCCACCACGCTTGCTCACAACCTCTGCTGGCAATGAGCGAAGCATCTCGTAGACGCCATCCAGGCCGGTCAGTTGAATCGTGGTGGTCTCAGCCATCAGATATACGCCTGCCGCAGGAATTCATGTTCGGCATGCCATGCCTCTGCGCCGTTGGCATTCCTATAATGCCAAAAGCCAGGACTGCCCGCCGTCCAGTGGAGTAGTTTTGCGCCTTCGGGACTGCCATTTTCATCTACGAGGACGTTCCATTCGGCAGGGAGCTCGCCGATTCGATCATCCTCGAAACCCGCGAACTGCTGCTGGCCCTTCGGGCTCCAGTCCACGCCTTTCCATTCAGGCGCGGCGCAATTGATCAGTTGTAGGCTCGACCAGTTCTTGCGCGGGTAGTCCACGTTCGGACACTGCATTGAAGTCCCGATGTACTTGATCGGATTACGGGTTTTATAGCTGTTCTTCACGACCTGAACCGCGAACCGATCATCACGCAGCGCCCAGAGTTCGGCCATGTCGCCAATGCAGAGCATGTCGCAGGCATCCGCGAAGATGGCCCAGCCCTCGAAGTTGCAGAGCTCGGCAACCTTGAAGCGGGCATAGACGAATGTGTTCGAGCCATCGGCCTGGTCGTCGCTTACCGGCGTGAAGGCCACGGGTACCGAACACGTGCGGATGACTGACGAGCAGAAGACATGGTAGCCAAAGGCTTCGCGCTCGTCGTAACCTGCGAAGACGCGAATCACTTGATTGCCTCCAGCCGCATGTCCCGATGCTCCCGGCCAGCCGGATGAAACTGCGTTTGACGCTCGGCCACTTTCTTGAATCCATGATCTCTCAGCAACGCGGAGAGTTCGTCCGGCGACCAGCCCCAGGGATGGCACATGAATTTGTCTCCCGTCCTCGGATCGCCATAGATGCCCCATCGTGCCAGCTGGTCCGGGTCTTTGCCACCGCGCTTGCGCCCTGATAGGTAGTTTTCGCAGCACTTCACGAGGTTCGGAAGTTCAAGGATCAAGGTTCCGCCTTGCCGAAGCAGCCTGGACCATTCCAGAAGAACCGAGTCGCATTCCCATCGGTAGAAATGCTCGAAGACATGGATTGCCATCAGCGTATTCGCGCATCCGTCCGGCAGCGGAATTGCCTTGGCATCGCATAGCAACTCAGGCGCTCGAGGCGCGTTCGGATTGCGCTGGATGTCGCAGTTGAACCAGCCGTCCATTACCCGGGCGCCACATCCAACATTGAGCTTTAGACCGTCAACAGGAATTTCCACGCTTGTGCCGCCTCTGAGTTTTTCCATTGCCACCAGGCCAATCGTTGCAAGAAAGCCAATCGTTCTTCGTGCGATGGATTCCGCGGAGCCGCGAGATCGGAGCCATAGAGTTCCGCTGCCGCCCCGTCCTCACAGACCACCGGTATGCCCGCAATACATGCATCGATCGCCACGTTCGAGTGCCGGCAGACCACCAGCGCCGCATTCTTCAAGAGCCGTTCGATCGGCTGATCGCTGACCCGGCATCCCGTCCATTCCTCGGGGCGCTTGGCCTTGTAGTAGATGCGCGACTCTGGATAGGTGCGCTTGATCCGCCAGAGCATCTTTTTCTCCCACTCCTGGCCCCTGAATCCGAGCATCGAGCGTGACTTAGTTCCCATGCCGGCGAGCAGGATATGCCCGGTCGGCTTGTAGTCGTCCCGCAGCACGATCCCGCTGGCCCTGAACCGATCGCCTGTCGCCTGCGGCATGTTCCTGGGATGCTCGTAGCCAATTGCCACGCGCATCGCCTCTTGCCGATTCCAGTAGCCCAAGTCCCAGCAGATTCTGATTCCCTGATGGGCCTTCCACCACTTCAATCGTTCGTGGTGCCCGACGCCATAGAGCATCAGGATTTCACTGTTGCCCTCGTATCGTTCCGTGATCTTTACCGGGATCGGTGCCGCCTCAGCCATCGATCGCAGCATCCTCAAGCCACGCTGGCTCCCGGCCATCAGGATTTCAGCTTGCACAGCACCTCGCGATAGCGCTGAGCTGCCATGTTCCACGTGAAACATGCGCCAAGGAACCTGTCCCGGATCGACAATCGGGCGTCTCGCGTCTCTAGCCAGTCCAGCGCGGTGGCGAGTTCCCGAGGATCGTCGGCCCAGTGTTCGGCCCCCGTCTGCGTTTCCAGATACCCGGCTTCTCTAGAGCCGATGAATGGCGTACCGCTTCCGTGTGCGTTCGCCAGCTTGACATTCGACTTCCAGTGCCGTTGCGGGTAGCCATTCCAGCCCTCTCCGCGCAAGGCGAGCACGACATCGACATCCGCCAATTGTGGAGGGTTCACCATGAAGATCAGCCCACGCCTGGAGCATTCCTTGCCAATTGCCTCGGCCCATCCTCGGATATAGGTCGGGGAACCCTCGTAGCCGATCACTTCCAATCGCTCCCGGACCGGGTTCACTACCATATTCGGCCGGTGGTGGTGATAGATAACCTCCCCAAACCCGAGGTCATCACGCATCCGCTCGTTCGGCAGGATCACCATCGTCGGCGCCAGCCGGTGAACTTCACCCTTCAGCCAGTCGATCGATTCCTGTCTCGACCAGGCCGAGCACTTCGGCTGAGGAAACGCATCCACCACATCCCAGGCCCACGGCCGGTCGCTTTTCCTGATCGTCTCCAGCAGTGGATCTGGAATGCGCTTGACCGCCACGATCGCATGCGCTGCCTTGCAATCCTGCAGGCCGGCCATTGGTACCGCTGCGGCGCCTAGTGCCTTGGAAACTTGCAGACCACGAATCTGCCAACTGCCTGAAGTACCCTTCCCGGTAAAAAGAAGCCTCACAGAAAACCCTCGAATGCTTCGCCGCTTT